GATCCACCCTCGGCACTCGTCCCGGTGATGGTGACATCCTCAACGGCTTGATTGAACACCTTCGTGGCGAGATCGCGCAGATCCTCCAGAGAGGAGTTCCGCAGAAGGTAGGACTTGATGCCGGCGATCTTGGCATGGTCGGGAGTGTTCGAGGCCATGAAGCCCTCGCCATGTCAAAGGGTCACTGCGGCTTCAGAATATGCCACGCCACATGCGCCAGCTTCACGGCATCTGAGTAGTGATCCTGCGCGACATCCTTCCAGACAAACTCCTTGCCTCCCGCGGTCTTCCTCGGCACCAACTGTTGACCTGAAAGCCCCCGGATGAAATCATCCGTGACATCCTTGGGGATGTGGATCGGAGGCTTGCCGTTCTTCATTCGGTCGATGAATAGCTCGGTCTTTATTGAGTGGTCGACGTAGGTGTAGAGGATCACCCCACGGAAATCCTCAAGGATGGTCTTGCCGATCCTGCTCCCGAAGGTCGCTGTCGATCCCTTGCTCGGATAGTAGAAGCCACCCGACTGCTGACAGACTCCGTAAATGCGGAACGTCGCAAAGCCTGAGTCAATCAATCCACATTCAGCCTGCACCTCCACGCCGCTCGGCGTTCGGTAGATCCGCTGTCGCGGCTCGGTCAGCAGATCCTCCGGGGCCAGCACCGTTCCGTAGTCCAGGACATAGCTCTCGCCGGACTCGGAGAAAGCCACGGTTGCCCAATGCTGTTTGTCCTGTCCGATGTCTGCACAGCAGACAACCCTCGTCGGCTCGATAGGGCAGGAGCCTCGCGTGTAGTCACCGCGGAGGGACAGGATGTGATGCTGGCCGATGGATGTCTCCACTTGCTCCCACGGCATTGCCATCGTCGAGTTCGTGAAATCCTGAAGGCCGTTGATTGTCTCTTTGTCGCGTAGGAACTTCACGGCCAAGGCCCCGAAGGTGCAGGATCTCCACGGGGCATAGAGGGAGTTAAGATGAAAGGATCGGAAGCCCCTTTGCGCAGCGGGATTCGTTGCCTCCCATTTCCCCTCCTGAAGCATGACCATCTTCTGCCCATCCGTGATTTCACCTTGGCACTTCTGGCAGACATACCGGGCAGACTCCTCGACCCGCGCCATGTTCCACCTCTCGCCATTCTTTGCTTCTTGATCCCACTTCACCTGTGACCAAAGCAGCTCAATAGGCTCCGAGCAGTGAGGGCAGGGGAGCATGAACTTTTCCTGCGATCCTTTCATGTATTCCTGCCAGATCGCGCCGTCGGGAGTCGTCGGGGTGGAGGTCTTCACCCGGAGCGCACCAACGAATGACTTGGTGCGATTCTCTGCAAGGAGCAGGGCCGAGGTCTCTTGATCCGTCTCCCGTGCGAACTTGTCCACCTCATCCATGAGGAGCAGGCCAGCAGGGCGGCTGGCTAGGTTCGCCGGGGAGTTAGAGCCTACAAAGACAAGGGAGCATCGGTTGAAGTGCTGTTCCAGATTCTTGAACTTGTGCCTGTCCTCCGGCTTCTGCGCCGAGAGGGTAGGGGAGTCATCGAAGATCGGCATCCATCGTGTCTCAGAGAATGACCGAGCAAGCCCCTCGGTCGGCATGACCCACAGGATAGGCTGGGGCTTATTCACGATCCTCCACGCCGTCCCTGCTTGGATCATCGTTGTCTTGCCCGTCTGCGTCCCGAAGACTAGCACAAGGTCGGTGACATCAATATCCCCGAAGCATTCCAGCGGTTCCCGGAGGTAGGGAGTCATCTTCGTAGAGAAGGCCCCCGGCATCTGCGTCTGCCGCTCAGATAAGATCACCTCATCCGCGCACCACTCCGTGACCGTGCGCCTGTCGGTCGGCGCATAGATACCGCGCAGATGATCGCGGATTCTTTCAGCGGCGGGGGTCATGCCACTTGAAAATGGAGCGGCGAGGTCGGAGTTACACCGCCCTGTCCCGGCTGGAAGCCGGGTGCATCGTTACCTATGCTTTCGCCGCGTTTTGGGTAAGGCTTTTTTAAAGCCTGTAATTTCTTCTTAAGTGATTCGTCAAATGGATAAAGGTATTTGTGTTTCCATAGGATAGGTGACTTTTGAAGTCCTTTTATAGTTCCGAAAAGTGAGTTTGCTGTTCTTTTGTGCATAATCTTACCATCAACAATTACTTCCGATTGGGCTTGTGATCTGCCAACATATAGCCAGTTCCCCCCTTGATAAATTCCACCATGATGCCCCTGCATTGGGTCAGCGTATGAAACAATTAACCGAATACCGGGAGACTGCCTTTTCAAGAATTGCAAAGCAAAAGCCACAATTTTAGTGACGGGCGTTTTGTGTTTAGTGAGGGCAATTCTGACAAGTTCACATATTTCTGTTTGATTAAGTCCATATTGACTTCCGATGTTATTGTTTGCGCCTCTACAGAACAAGACGACTCCGATGAAATTACCATCCTCCCATACTCCTACTTTAACCAACTTGCCCGCTGGCATGCATTCAGAATAATGCCAATTTTCGACTGCGTACTTTGCAGCATTATGAGTTGACCAATCAATTTTTAGATTAGCCTTGTTTTCAGCATTCATGAATCATCACGTTTTGGATATGGTTTAGAAAGGTCAATAAGTTTTTTCCTAATATATTTATCAAGAGGAAAAATGTATTTATGTTTTCCTTTTGTAATAAATTCTGATGCTTTTGAATCTAAATTTTTTCTTATCCATTCAAGAGACTGAGTTCCCCCATTCGATCCTATTGTTCTTGGATGTATTTTTTTTCCATTAACAATAAAAGCAGACCTCACACCTGTGTTCATCAATCCAATATAAATCCAATTTGTTGCTTGATAGATTCCACCATGATGTGATTGGTCTACGTCTGCATAGCTAACAACAAGACGCAATCCTGGATTAGATTTTTTCAAGAACCGCAAAGCGATTGAAATAATCTTGGAAACAGGTGTGATGTGCCTAGTTAAAGCAATTCTTGTTAACTCACACCCTTCAGTCATTTTTAAGCCAAATGGACTCATAAGATGAGGAGTCGCTCCACATGAAAATATAACAACGCCAATATATTTGTCATTTTCCCATACCCCAATCTTTACTAATTTTGAAGATGGAATTGCTTTTGAGTAGTGCCAATTTTTGCAAGCATACAATGCCGCTTCATGAGTTGCCCAATCTACTTTTAGAATTGGCTTACGGTCTAAACTCATGGTTGCACTTGGGGCAAATAACGGGAGTCTTTTCATCTAACTTTCCTTGATCCTCTTCTGTACCCGGTGAGAAATCAGGTTCCAGAAATAGGTTGCCAAGTTCGGGTTCAGAAAATCCAAGAATATCAATCGAGAAATCGGCATCTTTCAGATCAGCAATCTCAAGCCTCAACATCTCATCATCCCACCCGGCATTTAGAGCGAGTCGATTGTCAGCGATGATGTAGGCTTTCCTCTGTGACTCGGTCAGTCCTGAAAGGGTAATCGTCGGGACTTCTACCATGCCCAGCTTCTGCGCCGCCATGATGCGACCATGCCCGGCGATGATGGTGTTCTCTTCATCCACCAGCACGGGGTTCGTGAAGCCGAACTCCCGTATGCTGGCCGCGATTTGCCCGACTTGCTCCTCGGAGTGGGTGCGTGAATTACGGGCATACGGCACAAGGTCGCCTGTCTTCTGATAGGTTATCTTCAGTTGGTTGGTTTTCATAAATTAGATGCCTGCCCGGATCATGGCCGTCAGGTTGTCCACCCAATCGGCTAGGGTCTGCTCGATCTCCTTCTGCGGTTGATTAAAGAGGCGAGGGGCCAAGGTCTTGGGCATGATGTCCAAGGTCTGCTTCACGGCGACATGGGGACGGCTCACTATGTCCCGTGCCTCATCGAAGAAGAGGAGGATGCCCTCCGACCTCTGCCACTCCTTAAAATCCTTCTCGGCTTTGTAGCGGTTATTTCTCGCGGCGATATAAATGCTGTTCGCCTTCCTGATGTCCTCAATGCTCCCGCCGTTGCGCTTGCATTGGGCTAACTCATTGAAGCCGACAAGCTCGGCCTTTCTCGCCCTGCGTAAGGATTGCCTCGGATCGTTGTTGTCGTCGTCTGGCTCCGGGGCGGTATGGTCACGGGTCATCACCGGGGGCGGTGGCTCCCCTTGAACGGCAGACGCGCCGGACTCCTGCGCCTCCTGCGTCTGGCTTTCATCCTCTGGCTCCGACTCCTGGACTGCCGCAGGCTCCGGGGGCCGCAGGCTCTCCACCCTGACACCCTTCTGCGTCGAGGGACGGGGCTTGGCATGGATCTCCCGCCACGCATGAGCCGCCTCGACGCTATGGGTAGGCATCCCCTTGGCGACCAGTTTGCTGGCCTGCCCCTTGGAGATTCCTAGTTTGTTTCCTAGCTCAACGATTCCCATGCTAGGAAACCGCTCCTGTCAAATTAGGAAACCCCGTCCCTGAATGAAACTTTCAGACTTTCAATAAGAGTGCGCCCAACCGCGTGGACCCGACGACGGAAATAGATTTCTTCC